AAAGGCGGCATTCAAGGAATTGTTCGGGAGTTTGACGGCAACCGGGGGGTTGGCAAAGCAAACCTTGAAACCGCTTGCCGGGGCGTTGGTTGCAGCCGGGGAATTGGTGAAGAATATACCCAAGGCATTCGCCGGGAGTTTGACCGCTGCCGGGGCGTTGGCAAAACAAATACCAAAGGCGTTTTCCGGGTCTTTATCAGCAACGGGGAACGTTGTCAAAGGCAGTTTTCTCGCATTGTCCGGGTCGGTGCAGGGGGCAGGGGCATTATTGCCCAAAGCAAGCAAATATCTTGCCGGGCAAGCAACGGCGACCGGGGCATTGGTGAAGCAGACCTTGAAACCGCTTGCCGGGGTATTGGCTGCAACCGGGGCAATCAGAAAACAGGTAAACAGGTTGCTCGCCGGGGCGATGGCAGCAAGCGGGTTTTTGTCGAAAATAATAACGGGTTTGGCAGGGCGGGGAACCGTGGATATTACGGTTGCGGTTGTATATCCGGTGACGGCGGGGGATGCGGGTTTATATAGTGTCAGTATTGCCGACGCCGAGGTGTATTCGGTAACGGTTTCAGAGGAGGTTTTATAATGGCATATCAAATCGGGGACGTGGTGCGGGTTTCTGCAACATTTGAGAATGAAAGCGAAACTCCAACCGACCCAACAACCACAACGTTTATATTGAAAGACCCGGCGGGCACCAAAACAACGTATACAAAACCGTCAGATGTTTTGCTTGTGAAAGACGACGACGGCGATTTTCATGTTGACGTTACCCCAACAATGGGCGGGGTGTATTTTTACCGCTTTGCAGGGGTTGGGGACGTGGTTGCAGCGGGCGAGGGCAGTTTTGAAGTAGATGAGTCGGAACTCGTATAATGGCAAACAAACCAAAAACAAAACCAAAAACGAGCGACCTTATACAGGACGCAAACAACGCAAACCGGGGGACTGAATACGGGCTGAAAATGCTCGACGACTCCTTGCGGACTTATGGTGCCGGGCGGGGGGTGTTGCTGGATAGAAAAAATCGTATTATTGCAGGTAACAAAACAGTCGAGCGGGCGGTTGATTTGGAAATGGAAGACTTGATAATTGTGGAAACAACCGGGGACACGATTGTTGCAGTAAAGCGGATGGATTTGGATTTGGAAGAAAACCCCGCTGCCCGTGAACTTGCTTATATGGATAACCGGGTTGGCGAGGTGGACTTGAATTGGGACGTATCGACCATGCTTGCCGACGTGGACGCCGGGGTTGATTTGGAAAAGATATTTGGTAAGGACGGGTTGGCTGAAATAGTGGGGACCGATGGGGGGCAGGGCAACGGTGCAGCAAATGCAACTTTGCAAGAGCGGTTTTTGGTGCCCCCGTTTTCTATATTGGACGCAAGACAGGGGTATTGGCAGGAGCGGAAAAGGGCGTGGTTGGATTTGGGCATTGAGGGGGAATTGGGACGTCCAGACGGGGCAACGGATATGAACTCGCTCAATACGGTGGATTATGGGCGGACGGCGTTGTCGACAACTTCCGTATTCGACCCGGTATTATGCGAAATTGGGTATAGATGGTTCTGCCCGCCGGGGGGGTTGGTAATAAACCCGATGGCAGGAGAGTCGGTATACGGTTTGGTTGCGTCATATCTTGGGTATAGGTATAAGGGGGTTGAGTTGCGCCCCGAGCAGGTTGCAGCAAACCGACGGCAAAACAAAAATATGGAACTGGATGCGGAGTGGATTTGCGGGGATGGGCAAGCGGTGTTTGACTTGGTTGGGGAAGACGCCGATTTTTTGATGTGTTGCCCCCCTTATGGGGACTTGGAGGTTTATAGCGATAACCCCCTTGACCTTTCTACGATGGAATACATGGATTTCCTAACAATCTACAGAAAAATAATCTTAGAAAGCGTCAGGAGAATGAAGGACGACCGTTTTGCCTTTTTTGTTGTGGGGGATATAAGGGACAAGGACGGGAATTATAGAAACTTTGTTGGGGAAACGGTGCGGGCGTTTGTTGACGCCGGGTGCAGCTTATATAACGAGGCGGTTTATATCACCCCCGCCGGGACGTTGCCAGTTCGGGCAGGGCGGGCGTTTGTGAGCGGGCGTAAATTGGGCAAGACACATCAAAACGTGTTGGTGTTTGTAAAAGGGGATTGGCGGGCAGCGGTTGCAGCTTGCGGGGAAGTTGAGGTGAGTTTTCCAGATGAAGAAGAATAAATATATTTTTGGCGTTGAAACAATTGAGTTCTCGGTGCCGGGGGACTATACCGACCCGGTTGCGGTTTGGCATGAGTTTTTGATCATAGTAAACGGGTTGACCGGGGTAACGGTGATGAGTTCGATACAACATTTATTCCCCGGCGGGGGGTTGTCGGGTTTGGTTTTGATTGCTGAAAGTCATGCAGCAATTCATACTTGGGTCGACGAGGGTGTTGCGTGGTTTGAGCTTGCGACGTGCGGCGATAAGCGGGCGTTGGAGCAGTTCCGGCAGCGGTGTATCCTTGCTGGATTTAGTAGTAAAGATGTTGTTCCTTGGGATAAATTGAATGAGTGAGGAAAAAGAGGACAAGAAAAAGACTGGTAAACGGCGTTCCAATGGGCAACTTGCTCGGGATAGGCGTATTATTTCCCGTTATTACAATAAAGGCATGTTGCAAGCGGATATTGCCGTCAAGCTGCAATTGTCCCCGGCGACTATTTCCAACGATATAAAACACCTTCAGGGGCGTTGGTTGAAGCGGGCAGACCGCAATTTTGACAAGGCGAAAGCGAGGGAACTTGCCAAAATAGACAACCTTGAGCTTGAGTATTGGGATGCGTGGGCACACTCAAAAAAGGACAGGCAAGTTGTAACCAAAAAGGCGGTAAAAGGGGACGGGAAAATAAATGCTCGGCAAGAGGGAACCGAGCGAAGCGAAGGACAGAGCGGCGACCCCCGGTTTTTGGCGGGGGTTCAATGGTGTATAAACAAGCGTTGTCAGATACGAGGTTTCGACGCCCCGACGGAAATACGGATACCGGGTGCAGTAAAGGCGTATATTGGCATTTCGCCTGATGATTGGGACGAACCGGAGAGCGATGTTAGCGACGGAAAAGATACAGACGCATAAAGCAAACAAGCAATGGATTGCACCGTTTGAGCCGCTTCCGTGGCAATATGCCCCTTGGAAGGATAAGAGTCATATTATGTTGCTCACGGGGTCGGCGGGCGGGGGCAAGTCACGTTTGGCAGCCGAAAAAGTCCATGCTTTCATGCTGAAATATCCGGGTGCAATGGGGCTCATGTTGCGCAAGGCTCGGGAAACAATGACCAACTCGACGGTCTTGTTTTATGAGCGGTTGATTGTGGGCGGCGACCCTCGCTGCATCCACAAGCAAACCAAGAACAGGTTTGAGTATTCCAATGGGTCAATCCTTGCTTATGGTGGAATGTACGATGAAAAGCAACGTCAAAAAGTCAGGTCAATTGGTATCGAGGGCGGGTTGGATATTATTTGGTTTGAGGAGGCGATTGCATTTGAGGAAAAGGACTTTTTTGAGGGGTTTGCAAGGTTGCGGGGCACAAAGGCGGGTTGGAACCAAGCAATTTTATCAACCAACCCCGGCGGACCAAACCATTATATACACCGTCAGCTTATGATGCAAAACAAGGCGACCATATATAAATCAAGCGTCATGGACAACCCCCATTTGTCACCCGCTTATAAGGTGTATTTGGATATGTTGACAGGGGTGTTGCGTGACCGTTTGGTAAATGGGTTATGGGTGCAGGAAGAAGGGGTTGTATACGCCGAGTTTGAACCGTATATTGACGGCAACCTAACGGAGCAGGAACCCGACCGCACCAAACCGATTGAACTTGCATATGACGACGGGTTTATTGACCCCCGTGTTATCCTGTTCATCCAGAAAACGGCAACCGAAATATTGGTATTTGACGAGATCTACCACAAGCGAAAACTTGAGGAAGACACAATACAGGAAATAAAAGACAGGCTCGAGGAACGACAATTACCTTTGCCCGAAATTGCCGTGGGGTCAAGCGAGGCACCCGCATTAAAAAAGCGGTTTCGCCTTGCCGATATACCTGCCCGGTCAATCCCTCATATGGTTGTTGATGGGATAAAAGCAGTTCGCCCCCTTATTGTTGACGGGCAGGGCAGACGGGTTCTAAAGGTGCATAAACGTTGTGTAAATTGGCTCGGTGAAATAACATCGGATTACAGATACCCGGAAGAAGGCAAAAAACGGGACAACGAAAAACCGCTGGACGGCGACGACCACGGTTGCGAGGCATTTTCAAATTGGGTTTGGGTAAGGGCAAGACACTTTATGCCCAAACCCCCCAAAGACGAGGAGAAGTAAATTATGAGCGACGAAATACGAAACGCCCCCTTTGGTTGGCGTGTTGCAGCCGGGAATGTTCTTGGTTTTCTCAACATGAACAAGTTCGGCAGCAACCCCTCAATTCAGTCGGCGGTTGACGCCGATGTTTGGGATTATGGTTCTCACGTTGGGGCTGAAATTTATACTTATGATACCGCTGCCCAAACCCTTTATATATCCAGTTCCGCCGGGGGGGATACGCAAGACTACGAAATCCAAGGGCTGGACGAGAATTGGGACTTGCAAACCGTAACACAAGCGGCAGCCGGGCAAACCAAGACCGAGGTTGGAACCGGGGTAACGTGGATGAGGGTTTTCAGGATAAAGAACAAAGGCACAACCAACAACGCCGGGTCGATTTATGTTTATATTGACGATACCATTGGCAGCGGGGTTCCGGACACGGAGGCAAAAGTCCGGGCACATATCGATATCGGCAACAATCAGACCCTTATGTCAATTTATACAATCCCCAACGGCTATATTGGACTGCTTCATGAATGGTGGACGTCATTGGCGGCGGCAATACCTGCCAACGCAACGGCGACCCCGAAATTGTTTGTTCGCCCGTTTGGTGAGGTGTTCCAGCTTAAGGATATAATGGGTTTGGCGTTGGGGGGTGCATCCCACGACAGGCATTGTTTTCAGGTGCCGAACAACTTTGCAGCCAAATCAGATATAAAAGTTCAGGTCGATGTATCTGTAAATGCGACGGCGATGGCAGCCGGGTTCGGTATTTTATTAGACCGGAAGGTATGAGGTAAAAATGGACATACTTTATGAGATGGGTCAAGCATTGAAAAGGGCAGCAAACACCGCACCGGGTTATATAAGCAAAATAACAAAGCGGCTCAAAAGTCCGTTGTTAGACCTGCACCCGGAACTTGCAAACCGTTTGCACGTATTTTCTTCATCTTCCGAGGGCGTTGGGGAGCAATCATATCAATCATTTTTGAGCAACGCCCGTTATTACCAAACCGGGGAATGGGTGCATAAAGCAATCACGGTCAAAGCGGATAACATTGCTGCCCTTGACGTGGGGGTTGTGGACGCCGACGGCGAGATACTGGACAATCACCCAATAACCGTATTGCTGCAAAACCCCAACCCCGAAACCGGGGCGGGCGAGCTTTGGCGTGAATGGGTTTTGGATATGGATTTGGGGGGCGAAATGGGTCTTGAAGTTGTGTTCGGCGGCAGCAAGGCAAAACCGCTTGAGTTGTGGGCAAGGCAGCCAAACATATTTTATATCCGTCCGGGCGAAGGGGGGGCAAGATACAAAAGGGTTGCGGAGTACAGTATTGAGGACAACGAGGGCGACCCTTACAAGCTGCAACCGGAAGAATTTATCCATATAAAATACACAAACCCGTTGTCGGTTTGGCGGGGACTTGCCCCGATAAATGCCGTAAAATCGTCGGTTGTAATAAACGAACTTACCCAAGCATGGACGACTTTGTTTTTCAGGAACCAAGCAAGACCCGATTACGCAATTGTTTCCCCGCAAGGGGTAACGGGCAGCGAAAAAGAAGAAATTATCCGGGACCTTATGGAGCAGCAAGGGGGCACAAATGCCCATAAGCCGCTCGTGCTGGAGGACGGTATTGTTGACGTGAAAATGTTATCCTTCCCGCCGAAGGATTTGGAGTGGTTGGAGCAGCGAAAAATGGTGCGGGATGAAATTGGGGCGTTGTTTGGGGTGCCCGATGAAATAATGGGGTTCGGGAAAGACACTTATGAGAATTTCGACAGGGCAGAGCGGGTCTTGTGGACGCTGACTTTGGTGCCCCTTATTGGCATAAGGGACACCAAATTGACCCGTTGGTTCCGTAACTATAAAATGATAAAACCCAACGAAACAATTGGCACCGATTTGAGCGAGGTGTCCCAATTACAAGAGGACTTATCGGGCAAGTTTGAGCTTGCCGAAACAATGTTCGATTGGGGTGTCCCGGTGCAGCAAATAAATCAATACCTTTCCCTTGGGATTGATGAATATGAGGGATGGGATATACCTTGGATTAGAACAGACCGAACAACGCTTGAGCGGGCAGTTGCACCCCCGACCCTTGCAACACCCGTTTCGCTTGAAATAAACGCCGTAGACGCCCGGAAAACCGTGGTGTCGGGTGTTTTGACAGAAGATAAAGCGGTTGAGTTTGGTTCGGATGAACACCGGGGCATTTATGAGCAGCAACAAGAACAGGCTGCCCCGTTTGTGGAGCGGTTGCAGCGGATAGCAAAGCGGGAATTGCAGCGGCAGCAAACCGAGGTTGGGCAAGCGTTGCGGGAGCGGTCAACGTTGGGCAGGGGCAAGTATAAAAAGGAGTTGAAAAAGTGGGGCAAGGCGGCAGATGATTTGCCCCCTGTTTCGGAAATATTCAACGTGGAGAGTGAAATCCGTTTGTGGATGGATGCAATCGAAGGCACCATTGTTGACGCCGTGGAAACCATTGGGCAAGAGGAACTTGGTTTGTTGTTGCTGGAAACGGCGTTTGATTTGAATGCCCCCGGCGTGTCGGCGGGTATTGAATACGCCTTACAAACCCCGTCCCGCATAATAAACGAAAATACTTATGCCGGGTTGGTTGACCTGTTTACCGAGGCGGAAGAACTTGGGGAAGGAATACCCGATATAATGGAGCGGTTGTCGGCGTATTTTGGCGACAGGAAATCGGATTACCAGACGGAGCGTATTGCCCGAACAACCATGACCGGGGCTCAAAACTTTGCAACCGAAGAAGCATGGAAGCAAAGTGAGGTTGTAAAGAGCAAAACTTGGTTGACCAGTTTGGACGGCAGGGAAAGGGACTCGCACCATGACGCCCACGATCAGACCGTGGGGTTGGGGCAAGTGTTCACGGTTGGAAATTCAATGCTTATGCACCCCGGCGACCCAACCGGGGAAGCGGGCGAAATAATCAATTGCCGATGCGGTATGACGGCGAACCTAAAGGAGTAAAATAATGAGCATACAATACAGGACTTATATTGCGGAAAGCAAAGAAAAAAAAAAAAAAAAAGGTATACACGACGTATTTATTACAACCGAAACCGAAGACCGGGACGTCGATATTATTGTTGCAGCCGGGGGGGATTTTACGCCCTTCCTAAAGAACCCGGTTGTTTTGTTTGGGCACGAATACCGGGAGTTCCCAGTTGCCCGAGCGTTGAACTTAGAGGTTATACCGGGCAAGGGCGTCAAGTCAACGTTCCAATTTCCAGAATGGGGCATAAATGAACGGGCGGACGATACCCGGCGGTTGTGGGAAGCGAAGTTTTTGAACGCCGTTTCCATTGGGTTTATGCCTTTGGAGTGGGAATTGCGTGACGCCGAGGACTTTTGGGGTGGCATATATTTCAACGAGTGGGAGTTGCTGGAATATAGTATTGTAACGGTGCCGTCAAACCGTGACGCCTTGCGTTTGGCAGCAAAATCCCTTATGATGGAACAAGAACTTTCAAGCGAAAACCCGATGGTTGTGCCGAACATCGATGCTATCAACCAACAACGGGCACAAGCAAAGCGGGTGCAGCTTGAGAATTTATTTGGTCAAATGGGAAAATTATTAGACACAATCAAGGAGACTTTATAATGAGCGAAAAAGATCAGCTAGAAAAACTGTTATCCGGTATGTCGGAAGTGACCAACCTTTTGAAGGAAAAACACGCAAAGGGCGAAACC